TTTAACTATCTTAAACGCCATTGTTTACGCTCCTTATTACATTGTGCTTATAGTGTGTGAACCGATAACGGGCAACTAGGTGGCACACCTGCGATGCTTGTTGGTACACACGTTAAAGCATCGTTTAGCGTTGAAATCGCAGGATCAGGAGCAGCAACAACAAAGCCAGCATACGACATTTTATTACAATGTTCAGGTTACGCAGGCGCGGCAGGAGCTAGCAGCTATGACTATACGCGAGTTGCAGCGGGCAGCGAAAAAGACGGCACTTTCTATTTATACAAAGACAGTATTTTACACAAAATAACTGGCGCTATTTCAACCGCAAGCCACAAGCTGAACGTGGGCGAATTGCCGACTATGGACTTTGAGATCACCGGGCTTTATGGCGGCGTGGTAACAGGAACAATGCCTACCGCAGATTTTAGCACGTTTATCGTTCCGGAAAAGGTAGGCGCTACACACACCACTTTATTGATCGCTGGCACAGAATACAAAATGCTAGGCTTTGAATTAGACGAGGGCAACGAGGTTATCTTTGACGAAAACACAGTAGAGGAACGCGTCTACTTAATCGATTACAAAGGCACAGGCAAGATCACAATCGAAGCGCCAGCACTAGGAACATTTGATCCTTTTGCAACAGCGCTAGCAGAGCAACAACTAGCGATCAAACTTACCCATGGCACAACCGCTGGCAATATTTTCGAGATCAATATACCAGCCGCGCAGCTAGAGCGCACAACTTACGGCGACAAAGACGGGCGAGTTACATACGAGATCCCATTTCGCGTTATCGGTTCACACACTATAAGCACAATGTAATAAGGAGCGTAAACAATGGCGTTTAAGATAGTTAAACAATTAGAAATCGACTGGCCAGTACCAGTTAACGTGCCAACAAGCGGCGGCAAAACAGAGCTACACACATTCACCGCAAAATTTAAAATAATGGGTAATGAATACTTTGAAAAAGCCCAGCAAAAAGCTAAGGACGATATAGACCTTATAAGTAAATTAATTACTGGTTGGGATGGCGTATTAGACGACAACGACAAACCAGTTAAGTACAGCAAAAAGGCGTTATCAGAACTTTGCAGCCTGCCATTTGTGCGTATTGCTATCATCAAGGCATACACAGAAGCACTAAACGGAGCAGAAGCAAAAAACTAGAACAGGCCGCCCTTTTTTACCTGCGTGGGCGGCCACAAGCAACGGCAGAACAGCAGGAGATCGCAAGACAAATGCGCGAGCTTGGCGCAACAGCAGAGCAAGTAAAGCAGTTTGTAAACGCAACCACGCCAAAGCACATGGAAGTGCTAGAAAGTAACTGGCCAGCGCTGGAGTGGTTTTTTGATATTTCTGATTTGTTTAAATGGCAAGAGGGGGTTTGTCTTGGCTTAGATATAACCGCAGTAAAGGCAGATGTGGAGCTATCACAGCGCAGTACAACGCCAGAGAATTACGCAAAGCTACGCGAGATCGGTCGGATAGTAACAAGCTACTACAACAAGGGTAATAACAATGGCGCTTAGGTATAGAATAATTTTTGACGGTGACAGCAAAGGGCTAAACAGCGCAGCAAAAAAAGCAAGCGGCAGCATTGATGGCGTGAAAAATACAGCCAAGCGAGCCGCTGGAGCTATGGCGGCATCGTTTGGTGCAGTTATGAGCATAAAAAAAATAATCGACGCAACAAAACAATATCAACGATTATTTGCACAGCTAAAAAGCAGCACAGGAAACGCGAAGATCGCCGCTGACGCAATGGCAGCGTTACGCGACTTTTCACAAGAGACAGGCCAAGATCTAGAAAGTGTTGTGCAAGGCTTTAATAAGTTAGTCAACTTAGGGCTTAACCCAAGCCGCGAAGCACTGGAAGCATACGCCAACGTCGCAGCAGCAACAGGAAAAACAACCCAAGACTTTATCGAAGCAGTAGCAGACGCAGCAACGGCAGAGTTTGAACGACTAAAAGAGTTCGGTATAAAAGCCCGCAACGAGGGCGACACAGTTAAATTTACTTTTCGCGGCGTAACAACATCGGTTAAAAACGATTCTGCAAGCATCGAAAAATATTTGATGAAGCTAGGAAAAGTAGAGTTTGCCGGAACTATTGCCGAGCAGTCAAAAACGCTAGAAGCAGAAATGACAAAGCTAAAAAATAGCTGGGATAGAAGTTTGGCAGAATTATCTAGCGGCACAGGAATAAGCGACGCATTCACAGCTTCAATAAAAACAATAAGGCAAGGGCTAGACGAACTAACTGCATTTTTTGCAAGTGGACAGGCTACCGCGTCATTTAAAGCGTGGGCTGAATCATTTACAACAATAATAAAAGGAGTAGGCGACGACGCAACAAAAATATCCAAAAAGTATTCAACAGAAATAAACGGAATATTACACGCCGCTAGCGCGTCTTTTGATTTTGTTATTAACGCGATAAAACAGCTACCAACAAACATAATAGCAATAACAAAAATACTAACGATTGAGCTTGCTAGCTGGGATAGTATAGCAAAGGCTTATATGAGCGCCTTTGTAAAAGTTATTAAAGTAAAGTTTACTAGCTTAATAAACAAAGTCGGCATTTACGCTAAGGAGCTAAAAGACAAATTAGATATTTTTGATGGTGATACATTTGATTTCGCCGCAGAAATTGCAAAAGAAAACAAACGAGCAGCTAAGGAAATAGACGGCCACTACAAAAAAGCAGAGCAAACAGCTAACGCGGCAAAGAAAGCTAGATTATCAATGATCAGCACAATATTAACAGAGCGCGACGCGGCGCTAAAGTCATACGACGCGCAAATAAAAGCTGCCGATAAATTGCGCCAGACATACGACAACAAGCTAGCTAAACAAAAAAATACAGATCTAGGACAATTCAGCAAAGCAACAGGCGGTCAAGACGGGAAGCCAGCAGAACCAAGCAAAGGCCTTGCCAAGCTACAAGACGACTTACGAACAGCAGAGGAACGCTTATTAGATAGCTATAACCGCCGACGCGATATTATTTTAAACAACACGCAGAACAATGAAATACTGCGCCAAGATTTGCTTAAACGCCTTAATCAGCAATTCAAAGATGATTTGTTACAAGGCTACGGTGACGATCCATTTAGCCAGCCGATAGAAGATCAGATCGCGCGTATCAATGAAGAATTTGAGGCAAAGCGACAAGCAATTTTACAAAACACCGCGCTGACAGAGCAGCAACGAACAGCATTAGAGATTGAACTAACAAAGCGTCGCAACGATCAAGTAAAACAGCTTGAAACGCAAAAAATAAGCATGCAAATGCAGAATTATAACAAGCTTTTTAATGGGCTTGCTGGGCTAGCTAAAGCGTTCGGTGGCGAGCAAAGCAAAACATATAAAGCGATGTTTGCGATAAGCAAAGCGTTTGCTATTGCAGACAGCATCGTAAAAATACAACAAGGAATAGCTAACGCTGCCGCGCTACCATTCCCCATAAACATACCAGCAATGGCAACAGTAGCCGCGCAAACGGTAGGTATTATAAGCACAATAAAAGGCGCTACATTTAAGGGCCAGGCTCACGACGGCATAGGAAAAGTACCAGCGGCAAACGAGGGTACGTGGATGTTAAAACGCGGCGAAATGGTACTAAATCCACGTCAGCGTGAAAACTTTGAATTCCTTGTTAATCACATCAAAAAGACAGGAGAAACAAGCACAACAACCAAGACTATTAGCATAACAAATGAGTTTAATTTTGCGGGTGGAAGCAACACCGACGAAGCGGTAATAATGACGGCTGTGGAAATAGCAACCGAAAAAATGAAACAGGATCTTTATAATGACTTTGACAGCAACGGAGAGCTGGCGCAGCGATTACGGAGCGCATAATTGAGCATAATTATTAATTACCCTGACATAGCGCCAAGCAAAAGCGCTTTTCAGATCAAACCAAACACAAAAGCCATAATAAACCCATACAGCAACGTAGAACAAGTATGGGCCGAGCCGGGCGACGTATGGACGGCAACATTAACTTACAAGCGATTGAGTGTAATAGATGGCCGACAAATACGCGCAGCATTAACAAAATTAAAAGGGCAAATAAATCGCATACGTTTGCGTGATTTTGCACATAGCAACGATGGCGCGTGGACAGGTGCGCCAGTTGTTAACGGCGCTGGGCAATACGGAAATATACTATCAGTGCGCGGATTTACA